CAAATAAAACACTATCACCAATTTGTTTACTTCTACCTGAGAAGTATGTTTTATCTTTTAGTTGACTTAGAATTTCATAAGATAACATTTTATTGTCTCTTAATTGTAAGTCAATTTCTTCTTTAAACGTCATATGATAATATTATTAAAACTTGGACACTTAGTTAGACAAGATGTCCAAGTTTAATTATTCTTTATTAGAAAGGTAAATCTTCGTCTACCTCATCGTTCGCTTGAGGGTCAACCGGTGTTGAACTTTGAGATTTTCCACCACCAAATGATTCTGTATTTACTGAATCACTTTCGTAAAGGTATCCACCTTTTTCAGAATCCCATCTTGGAGTTTCTCCACGAGCAATCGCTTCAAGGTATTCTACCGGTTTTTTAGAGTAAACGTCTAACCAAGTCAATTCGTCAGTAATCCACTCATTAGATTGAGCCGGGTCAGTATGTACAGGACCTTGGTCTTCATACATAATTGTAGATACGGTTGTATATTCTTTTCCTTTTGGAGTTTTCGCTTTAGTCAATTCAATGATTAAATCTCTACCGATTTGAGCGTCGGTAATATCTCCTTTATTTCTCCAAATTGGAATGATTTTATCTAAGATACCATCATTTTTGTAGTTGTGTTTGAATCTCCAAAATTTTGGTCCGTCTTCTTCTCTATCTCTATCGATAACTTTTACGATATAGAATTTACGAGAACGATACTGAGCAGCTAATTGTTTGTCTGATTCTTTTCCGGTTGAGATTAACTCTTCGTAAACCTCGTTTAAAGGTGAACGTTCGTTATCGTTTTTCCCCGGGTCGTAGAATTTTTGCCATTGTCCACCAACTTGAATCTCATGATACCAAGCCTCTTTAAATGGTGAAGAACCATCACTCGTAGGTAAGATTCTAACTCTTCTTTGTCCAGATTGCTCCTTATCACCTAAGATAAGTGCAAAATATTTTTTCATTCTTTCGTCTTGCGACATTTTTCCTTGGGCCCCGCCCCCTGATTGTTTTGAATTTTCGTACTGTGCCAATACGGCGTCTAATGAACTCATGTGTTATAAATTAAGATTAATTAAATTGTTCAACAAATATAGGTAATAAAACTAGTGAAGTCAAATAAAAAAAGGTGTCTGTTAAGACACCTTTGAATTTTTTGTTATCGTTTGAATGATGTTTTGTAGTCATCTTCTTGAGAACCAGGTTGGAATGAATTTTTAATATCATTCACATTAATATCTTCAACTTCGTCTGAAGTTAAAACATAATCATTTTTTCCTGTTTTCTCCATCTCTTCTTGTTTGTCATCGAAGAATTGTGAAAGTTTTTGGTTGAATGGATATGAATCGTAACTTCTCAACTCTAATTTTTCTTGAGGAGTTTTTTCACGATACTTCTCAATTTTATTTTCAAGTGAGTTTAATTTATTCATAACATTATCCATTTCTCCTAATTTAGCCTCTAAGTTAGACAATTGGTTAAACAAGTTTTCAAAATATTCTTCTTGTTTTGTTTCAATATTTTTTTGAGAATTAACTAAATCAGTTATTTCAAGTTCTTCAGATTCTTCACCTTCCGCACTTGTTTCTTCTGATTGTCCCTCATCGTCAATTTTTTCAACGTCAGGGTCATTGGCAACATCAATTGGTTGTGGTGCCCCTTCTCCCGGTGCTGGTGGTGGTACTGCTTCAGATGGTGCAGGTGCTGGTGGAACTTCTCCTCCCGGTGCCGGTGGTGGTGGAGTTAACGCCTCTAACCCAGCTGTTGGGTCTTCAGGAACTTCCGCCTCTTGTTCCATAATATACTTATTAATATTATGATATCTTGCTATTTCTTGTATTAATTTCTTGTCTAAACCCATTTTGATTATCCGTTTAATAATTGTTTAATTCCTCCTGCAGTCTCAACTCTAACTTTTCTATTAATAGTTGTTTGGTGTCCGGATCTTTCAATAAGACCATCTCTTTCTCTGATTGTGTAACAATCTCCTGTGTCTAAATCACAAACTTGTTGTGTTCCGTCACCGTTATCTGTTTGAGAAACTCTAGTCGATTTCCCAAGATAGTTGTCTAATGCTGATTTTATGTTCATAAAATTGTTTTTATTATAAATATATCGTTATGTTATAAAGTGAAAACATCACTTACTATGGTTTGAACTAAAACTTCACCACCAATCGGAGATGTATTACCATACGGTTTATATTGTACTTGTAATCTAAAATTCCCCAATTTATTAATATTAATTAAATTAGTGTATTTAGTTGAGGCACCTCCACTACCACCATAACTTGCAATTTCATATGTCTCAGCATATAAAACTCTATTATTAATAGCTTTTGGTTCGTCAAATGGTTCTTGAGTTGTTAATTGATATGTAATATATCCTCCATCCGGTTTTTTAATATTATAATAACTCCAACCATTTCCTTGTAACTCAGTAGACTCACCTATTTTAATGAACGCAATTTGTTGAGGTGGGAATGTTGGTAATGTTTGACTAGTTGGAACATTGTCAACAGGAACTTGAGGTTGATTTGGTAATGTATACCAAACTTTGAACGGGAATTGTTGCACCACAGGTTGTTCTTGTCCTTTATACGCTTTAAGAATAAACACAATATCTATTTGTGTTTTACCTTCAATTTTCGGTATATTATTTATAAAATAACTTTCAACATCTGTCAAGGTAATATTAAATTCGTTATTTGATACTTGTCCACCAACACCTTGTACACTTTGTGAAATATATTTTCGAGTTACCTTACCATTAACTTCTTCCAATTCATACACAACATATTTCATATCCGGATTAGGAGACATGATATATCCTGCCAATTGTGAATTTATTTTAACATTTAATGACTGAGTCTTACTAGCATTTAATTGAACTGCAGTACCAATCATAGTTAAAGGTCCTGTGTTTTGAGGGTTAGTATTTGGCGTCTCTGATTGAGTTGCATTTACAGTTTGATTTTGTGGGTTTTCATACCCACCCGGAGATGCAGCTGATGACGCAGTGATTGATGGGTCAAATGTATAATCATTAGTACTTGTTACGGTACCATTAGGCGTTACAATAACAATCTTACCTTTATTTACCACAGTACCCGTTCCAATTATTGGTGTGTTAAATCTCAATGTTGTATTATTAAATACCGTGAATCCTGTTGCAGGAACACTAACCCCATTAACAGTTATTGAGGTTGTACCATTAAAACTAACTCCATTAACTTGAACTATAGTTCCAGTATTACCTGATAAAGGAGAGAATGAAGTAATTGATGTTGGTGGACATGCTAATTGTGAGGTAACCGCCGCAGTATTTGGAACACCATTTGTAGTACCTTGACTTTCAACTTTATTAATAATATTTTTTAAATCCTCAACAATCGCTTTAGTTGCAACACCTACACTAAGTGCCGAGGTTAACGCTTTATCAAATGTTTCTTTAGTTTCAGTATATTCTTTAGTATGTGAATCATAAGTTGCTTCACTAACATTTTTAACCGGCCAATAACAAGCATAATATTTAACAAGACCTAAGGTCAATACTTGTGGAACTCTTTCCTGTAATCTAGCGGTCATAAACGATACAAACGTATCAACTGATGCAAAATTGGCAACAGGTGTTGTTCCTTTAGTTGACGCATTTGGATTAAGATTTACACAAGAATATGTACTAAGGAATGTGCCGTCAATTTGACCGTAATCAACATTTAATGGAGCGGTCGCAAAGTTATAATTCCAACCATTAAACACACCTAATTTACTATTACTATCTTTTTGGAAAGTTCTAAGATACGCAATACAATAAATAATTGTTGCTAACTCAGGGTTATTTGGCATAACTCGTTTAAGAACATCAGCAAATTCTTTTTCAGTCATTTTGGTAAGAACCGCATTAGTTGCCTGATATTTTTTAGACAAATAAATTGGAAGTACCTGACTTTCGCATTCATTTGGTGCACCTTTTGTATTATTCGCAGATTGAACAGTATTATTGGTTTTATTAGATTCGGTTGACGCACTTAATACGTTAATAGTATCTTTTTTAATTTTAAGAAGTTCCTCAACTTTTGTTAATAAATTTTGATTAATACTTTGAATAAAACTATCAATTGCAGGTAAATCATACACTCCTTGTCTAATACCCTCAAATTGAGTTTGGAATTGTCCAGGCTGTATTGAATGCGAAACTTGCTGTATCATATATGGACCATTAAACATTGGAACGTGTCTTAAATTAAAATACATCGTTGGTTGTAATAAAGCATTTCCTAAACAAACAACAGAACATTTATAACTTCTTTGTTTATAAAGATTATACAAACCCGCATTTTGTGTTGCAACATTTTTACCTGAAGCTTGGTCAACCATATTTATCTGTGTTGCAATTGATTCAGAAGTTGCAGTACCATTATCTTGAGAAACAGAGAACGAGTAAAATACATTTTGATTTCTTACTCCAATATCAACGGTAAACCCAACACATTTATTTGAAACCCCCCAATCTTTTTTACCAACTTGATTTTCAATCAAAGGATTTTCAGAGGCACGACTCATATTAAATCCATCATCTCTAAATCTAAAATTACCTTTTGGTAAATCTAAATATTGAGATGGTTTCCCAACATAAAAACAAACCATTTTAGAACTTGATTTTCGATAATCAACATCTAAAAATGTTCCCCATAAACTATTGGCAAACTCTAATGACCCTTCAGCTCTATTTGGTATTGTTGTACCATCAACATCCTGAACATTATAAAAATTAATGTAAGCAGGTAGGTTCATTACAGTAAAATTATTCTTAATCAATAATCCACTAATAAACGTATAAACACTCATGGTTTCGTTTAAAGATTTCTCACTAAACATACTCCTCATCTCAAAAACATCCAATAAGATAGTATCACCAATATTTCTTGACGCTCTATCCAAAAATAAGATATCTTCAAATAATGTTTTAGTTTTGTAATCTCCACCCGCAATCCATTTATCATTTAATGCTTTGAATACCTCGTAATTCTCAACTTTACTTTGTTGTCCATCAATAACACTTTGAATGGTTTTTTCAGGTAATTGTTGTTGGTCCGGTAAATCTCTTCTAACACCATCTAAAACAAGATTTAAAAAATTATCTTGTAACACACTCTCACTAGTTAGGTATTGGTTAATTTGAGCTTGGAACTGAGCAACTGTTGTAGTCGGATTTTTCAACTTCTGAGTTGCGTACATTTTAATAATTGGTGCCAATAATACAACATTCTCAACTGAGAATAAAATATTATTATCAATAAAGAAATCTGTAATATATGAACCTGTACTACTATATCTAACATTATTTATCGTTGAGAACCCAACTTCGGTTTCAAGAGCAATCCAAGCATTTGGATTTAACGATTGAGACTGGCTAAGACTTAATGTACTTGTTTTAGTCGGTAATGTGTTTTTTACATATGGTTGGAATTGAATTGGGTCAACAACTTTTTGCGCGTTATTATGTGAAAGATATGAATCAAAAATTCTTCTTTTATAATTTGACGGATTACCATATCTAAATAAGATATCATAATTCATAAAATCTTTAATACCCGCTTGGAAAATATTATATTGAACATCAATGATTTTAGAAAAATATTCAGGGTCCAAAACACCATTTCCTTGAGCAGGTACCGTCATTAAATTTCTAAATAATGATTGGAAATTTCTAAATGTTGCATTAACTTGAACTACCGATGTTTCAAACTGAGAAACTTCCGCACCTGTTGAACTATTAGTAATTGGTTTACTAAAATTTAAAAACTCCTGTTCAAATGAATCTAATATTTTTTTATCAAAAACTGAAAATATCTCTTCAATTTTAGTGTAATTATCTCCATTCAAAAAGTATAATGGAGATTGTGTTTCACCACTATTAATTAAATTAATATAAGAATCCGGTTGAGGGTATGCAATTTGATTAGCATCGAAATATCCATAGTTAGGCGCTGACCATAAAGTTCTAACCGAACCATTATAAACACTAGGGTTTGATGTTAAATCAACTTTAGTATTGTTACCTGTTGTTAAATCACCAATACAAGCAACCTCAGATTGATTTAAAGTGTTACCAAATGACGGAACTACAAAATAGTCGGTACCCTTAGTATTATTAACAGGATTACAATTAACTTCAGGATAATAATTACTACTACTAAGTAAAACCGAATATGTTTTAACACTTAATGATTTACCGTTTTGGTTTGCATCTATATTAGAGTCTTTATAGTTGAACAATTTCATTCCACCATCCACACTTTTTTGAATTTCAGCATTAGTGTAATCATCATACAATTCAAATCCATTATAGAAAACGTTGAAGTCATTAATTACTTTAGGATAAAATCCAATATTCATGTTCGCAGTAATCGGTGTCTCTTCTTGTAATGTTATTGAAATAGGGGTACTATTATAATTAAACTGATAGTTTTGAGTATTTGACTTTAAAATAGGACTATAATTTGTTGTGTAGTCAAAGTTAGTCCAAGCCGTTGTTAAAATATCAACATTAGATTCTTTGTATTTTTTATAACGATGCCAAATTGAACCATACTTTAATATCCAAGCATAAGGTAATTTGTGAATTGCTCCAAATTTTTTCAAACAAGATGATATGTAATCTAATTCATCAACAAAAGTACCCGTATTAGTTTTATATCTTTCTCTTAAAGTGGCCAATGGTAATGAATTTAAGAAAAGGTAAGCCGATTGAACATATGGATATGGGTCACTGCTTCTATTATTTTGTACACCATTTATTATTGAATTAACAAAATACGGTGTATTCAACATAGAAGTTGTAGTTTTGAATGGTAACTGATTTGTTGGTGTCGTAAAATCACAATACCCCTCAGTTGCAATAAAATTTTTAGGTTCTCGACTTTTATAATAATCAACAAACCCATAAGGATTTAATAAATTAAATTGTACCGCAACTAATGACGGATTTTCATTTTGATAAAATGAAAAATTTGTAACCGGTCTATTAGTTGTAAAATCATAAACATCATTAAAATTTGAAATAATTTTTCTTGGTTCAAATATTTTTAAAGTTTTCTTTGTGTTATAAACTTCGTTACCCACAGATTTATTACTTGAACTTAAATTAGTTAAACACCA